AGCCATGCGCCTCCGCGACGCTTGGGTTGCTCACCCGGATCACACGATCCTCAAGGCACTGGTTGCCGAACGTGCGATTTTCTTTGTGCTACTACCCTTTTTCCGTTTTAACGGAGATGCGGGACTACGCACGGTAAGTGCTGACATCTCTCGTGACGAACAAGTTCACGTAGCTGTCAACTCTTTGGTCGCACGTGAGCTTAACCTTGATGTTTCTCCTTCGTTGGATAAACTTCGTAAGGCTACTATCAACTGGATTATGCAGCCCCTCAAGGCTAACAATCCTAATAAATATCTAAACAAAAAATTTTGGCTGGATTCCAGTGATCGCCTGATGTACGAAGGTAAAGCTCCTGAGCTTGCCGAAACTAAGCGAGCACGTATGCCAGCGTTCTTTGAACATGCAAATCCAAACCTCCCTCAGTACGCTTAATGTACTGACGGTAGAGCGTATCCTAGCTGAGCTAGAGGAACGCTTTCCACTTACCAATCCACAACCCGGTGCCGATCTTAACTCGATCATGTACAAAGCAGGTCAACGTAGTGTCGTGGACTGGGTTGCTTCTAGACTTTCCGAAGGAGATTAACAATGGGCGGCGGAGCACGGCGCGAACATCACAGACAACAAGAGGCAATGCGAGAAGCTACTCGCCAAGCCAATGCTTTTGAAGCACAGATGCGGGCTGCAGAAAATCGCAACCAACAACTGGCTGAAGCATTGAAACCTGAGCCTCAAAAATATACACCACCTCCGGTTACCACCAACGCTATGCTTGGGATGCGTGGTGTCAAACCTAATAAACCACGTAAAGCAGGAACCCTTGGTTCCCGTAGAGGCATCGCTTCTTTGCGTATTCCTCTTAACATTGGAGCAACCCCAGGCGGCACAAACATTCCTAGTTAGATAAATGAAAGCTAAAAGCAGGTACGATCATCTAACCAGTGACCGCCAGCATTATCTAGATTTAGCAGTTCAGTGCTCTGAGCTGACCCTTCCTTACCTTATCCAACGTGATGAGATTAGGCCAACCCACAAACAACTGACTCAACCTTGGCAAGCAGTCGGAGCTAAGGGTGTGGTTACGTTGGCAGCAAAGCTCATGTTGAGTTTGCTTCCTCCGCAGACCACGTTCTTTAAACTGCAAGTCCGTGACGACAAGCTGGGAACTGACTTCCCGGCAGACGTTCGTAGTGAACTTGACCTAAGCTTTGCTAAGATTGAGCGCATGGTTATGGACTCGATCGCTGCTTCTAGTGATCGTGTCGTTGTACACCAGGCTCTCAAGCACTTGGTTGTTGGTGGTAACGCCCTGATCTACATGGGTAAAGAAGGTCTCAAGCACTATCCACTGAACCGTTATGTTGTAGAGCGTGATGGTAATGGTAACGTAATTGAGATCGTAACCAAAGAACTTATCAACAAAAACCTTTTGCCTAAAGGTATTGTCGAAGAACGAGAAGCTAACAGCGTCATCGGTTCTAGTCTGCATGGCGAAGATGTAGAAATCTACACCCACGTCAAGCTAGACAACAACCGTTGGATGTGGCACCAGGAGGCACTCGACAAACGTATTCCTGGTAGTGAAGGTAAGGCTCCTAAGGACGCAAGCCCCTGGCTAGTCCTGCGGTTCAATACCGTTGATGGTGAAGGCTACGGTCGTGGCCGATGCGAAGAATTCCTGGGTGATTTGAAGTCACTCAACGCACTCTCTCAGTCCCTCGTAGAAGGCTCTGCAGCGGCTGCTAAGGTCGTCTTCGTGGTATCACCCTCAAGCACCACTAAACCCGCCACCATCGCCCAGGCAGGCAACGGTGCGATCGTTCAAGGAAGACCGGAAGACATCGGTGTTATCCAAGTGGGTAAGACTGCTGACTTCAGCACAGCAATGACTATGATGCAGCAGCTTGAGCGACGCTTGGCTGAAGCATTCCTTGTCCTAACTGTCCGACAAAGCGAACGCACAACTGCAGAAGAGGTACGCCTCACTCAGTTAGAACTAGAACAACAGCTTGGCGGTTTGTTCTCGTTGCTTACTAATGAGTTTCTTGTTCCTTACCTAAACAGAAAACTGCTGATGCTGCAGCGTTCTGGTGAGTTGCCTAAGATCCCTCGTGATCTGGTCAACCCTACCATCGTTGCTGGTATCAATGCTTTGGGTCGCGGTCAAGACCGTGAATCCCTGACTAATTTCATTGGGACTATTGCACAAACACTTGGTCCCGAAGCTCTGATGAAGTACATCAACGCTGATGAAGCAATCAAGCGCCTCGCTGCTGCACAAGGTATTGATGTCCTTAATCTCGTCAAGAGCATGGATCAACAACAGCAAGAGCAAGACGACCAAATGGCTCGTGAAGATGAGATGGCACAGCTCCAAGCTGCTCCCGGTCTTCTGAAGGCTCCGCTTGCTGATCCTACTAAAAACCCCAACGCGGGTGAACTTGTAAATTCTGTGATGGGTGAGGCCATCGTTCCCCCTACTGAATAAATATGGCTGAAATCATGACTTATGATTCGACCAATGACTCTGTGATTCTGGAGTCGATCGAATCCAATGAGGCTGAGTCTCTCGCTATTGGCGAAGAGCTTATGGCACAGCAAGAGGAAAGGCTTGCTGGCAAGTACAGAGATG